GAAGGCAATGAACTGGGCACTACTACGAAGGCGGTTAAATACTCCGTCCTCTACATGAAGGCAGTGAAGGCGCTGCAGGAAGCAATGGAGCGGATCGAAACCCTTGAAGCGGCCAATGCGGCCCTCGACGCCCGTCTTACCGCCCTGGAGGCACAATCATGAGCACGCTTAACGTAACCAACCTGGCCGGCCCGTCTAATACCGGCACTGCTGCAACGCTGTCCAGCATCAATGGCGGCCCCATCTCGGGCACCAGAAACCGCATCATCAACGGCGACATGCGGATCGACCAGCGCAACACAGCAGTCACGGCATCTGCATACACAGTTGATCGGTGGGCACTTAGCGCCGTTCAGAACAGCAAGGTGACTGTGCAGAAGAGCGCATCTGTTGTTCCAAGTGGGTTTTCGGCCTCTCTTGGAGTCACCTCTTCCTCAGCTTATTCGGTTTTGGCCGGTGACTTCTTTGTACTTAGTCAACCCATCGAAGGATTAACCGTTGATGACCTTGCATGGGGTACAGCCATTGCCAAAGCAGTCACAATTTCGTTTTGGGTGCGCTCCAGCCTCACTGGAACCTTTGGTGGATCTTTGATGAATGATGGCGCTAACCGGTGTTACCCGTTCACCTACTCCATAAGCGCTGCAAACACCTGGGAATACAAAACGGTTGCGGTACCTGGAGACACGACCGGAACGTGGAAAACCGATAACGGCGTTGGCATTTATGTTTCCTTTAGTCTTGGTGCTGGATCGAGTCATTCAGGTCCAGCCAATACATGGGCTGCGACCAACTACCGATCAGCCACCGGAGCCACCAGCGTGGTCAGCACCAACGGCGCCACCTTCTACCTAACCGGCGTCCAGCTTGAAGCCGGCAATATCGCTACTCCTTTTGAACGTAGAAGCTACGGGCATGAGCTTCAGCTCTGTCAGCGGTATGCCTATGTGATGCGTACTTACAGCGCGGGAGAGGCTTATTTCAGGTTCCCGACTGGTTATACAGCTGGTACAGGCTCAACCGTAACAAACATCCACTACCCCGTCGAAATGAGATCAACACCGTCTCTTGCTGCAAACATAAATTGGCAGGAAATTATTAACAACTCACCAACGCCGCCTACTGGAACTTCCGTTGCGCTTTCTGTCGATGCTGGAAATAGATCCTACGGACTTATCGTTTTCACTCCATCGAGTGGAGCATTTACTGGATTCGGCGCTTTATCGTGCGTAAGAGTTAATAACAGCACCACTTGGTCGCTTACGTTTTCCTCGGAGCTTTAATTATGTACCAGCTCATTTCACACAATGACCAACTGCAGTCATTGCTTAAACAAGGAACTGATGGCAGCACGATCTCTATCCCCTTCGACGAGGCCAACACCGATTATCAGGCGTACCTCGCGTGGCTGGAGGAAGGCAACGAGCCGCTGCCGGCGGATGAGGTGAGTGATGGCGGTCAAGGCTAAACAGGGCACCGCCAAGGTTGAGCACGTCTCGCGTGCTCGTTTTAAGAAGACGAGCATTGGCAACTCCGTCAGGAGCAAGGCTCGGCCTGGCAGGAAACAGAGTCGCGGCCAGGGCCGCTAGCAACGGCCCGCAGGCTCGATACGCTGCTCATAGGTTTTGCTGCTGCCGTGGTTGAGGTTGCTGCTGCCGTCTTAGGTGCGGCCATTACAGTCGGCGCCATGGGCGTAGGGGCCATGGGCTCCCGCGGCCGAGAAGGCCGGGACGCTGTAATCCGTCTGGCGGCCAGCGTGGACAACGTGGCCACACGGCTTGAGCAGCTGCATGTGGACATCAAGGCTGACCGCAGAGAAACGTTCAGCAGGCTCAATTCGATAGAGCAGCGTGTTGCTCGGCTTGAGGTGCCCAACCAGCACGTTTGACATAACTCTCCACACGTGTAGCGTCGGGCAGTTAGATCCCTGCGCTATGGATCGTTTCGGTCAGTACGTCGCCTTGGCGATCGCGCTGCATGGAGTGGCGCTCGTGATCGTCAACCTCACGCCAACGCCTAAGGACGACGTGGCCCTTGATGCAGTCCAGCGAGTGGTGGTGAAGCTGTATCGAGCGGTCGAGATCCTCGCAGGGATCGTCGGGCCATTGGCGAAGAGGTGAGCAGTGCAGCCCTTCGTCGTCGGCCAAGAACTTGACTTCAGGCAAGAGGCGACGAAAAGGCTGCTGCAGGAGCTCCACGAGAACGGCGACATTGAAGGGCTGATGAACGTGGCCCTGCTGTTAAACAGCCTGTGGCACCAGCAGACGGCTATCGCCCGCTGGTTTGCTAAGGAGGCGGCGGAGAATCTGGGCGAAGCCTGGGAGGCCTCACGCAACCGCTGACGTCTCGTTGTTGGTTGCCTCGAGGGACTCCAACCAGCTGTCGAGAGCGGCCCTGCTAGCGGTGCTCAGGGACAGCTTGAGGAACTTGCGAAGCTCTTTGGGACAGCGCACGAAAACGCTGGCCTGCTTGCCGTAAGCGATGTAAAAACGTCCGTTCCAATCCCGCCCGGTTTCAACGGACAAAGCGCCAGGGAGGCGCAAGGTGTCGCGCTTCATGGCCGGCAGGTGAGATACCAGCCACCGGAGCCACCGGGCATCCAGCGGGGGTTCCAGTTCTTGCGGCTGTAGACGATGCCAGCGCCTTTGGTATTGGGGGTGTAGCCGCCACCGACCAGTAGGGCTTCGCCGTTGGGATCGTTTTGAATCCAGGCGGCATCGGTGTAACCGATCACGACGGACCAATGCCCACTGCCCGTAGCAGCCCCTACAGGGCCCTTGTGAAGCCAGCCAACAGCGACGGGCCGGCCAGCATCTATCTCGCGCTCCAGGGCCTCTGGGGTGCCATTGGTGTGGAAGTCAGCTTTGAGGCCCAGCTTCCGCAGCGCCGAGAGCTGCGCTTGCGATGAGGTGCTGTCGCCGAAGGGTTGCCGAACAGCGTTGTAAGCGTCGTCGTTGGGGATCTTTCCCCAGTACATGGCGAGCATGGCGCAGGAAGAGGAGAAACACTCCCGGTAGCCAGTGCCGCTCTTGTTATCCAGCTGGCTCTGCCACTTGACGTTGAGTGGATTGCGGACAAGTGCAGCATTTTGCTGCACGGGAGGGGCCTTGAAGTCCTGCGCCCATTCCGCTGATTCAGTTAGCAGGCAAAGGTCCACCTGCTGGATGTGCTGCTTGAGCTTCAGCACGCCCTTTTTCTGATGCGGCTGGCCCTTGTAGTTCTCCCAGAACTGAAGCCATCGCTCGTCAGAGAACTGTATTTCCTGGATCATGGAGACGAAAGCTCTCCACCCATGTAACCGTGGCTGATCTCGCAAAGGAACTTGAGGAGCTTCACGCCTCAGTCATTCGTGAAGTCCGCGATCGCGTTGACAAAGGTGGCTACGACGAAGACGGCAACCTCAAGCCCACCAGCAACGATGATCTGCGGGTTGCTCTGCAGCTGCTTAAGCAAAACAGCATCACCGCCAACCTGTCAGAGAGCGACACCGCCAAGCTGCGCTCGCAGATGGCCGGCAAGCTGGACTTCTCGGCCCTGAAGAACAAGGCCAACGTGGTGCCGATGGTGCGGCCGGACGAGTCCGCTACCGCTTGACCCCACCGAACGCCCTGGCTTTTGGCTGTGGCTTCCACCCCATGGCCAAGGCATCAATGCTCGAGCCGGTTTCATCGAACCAGGCCTGACGCATCACTTCGTCCATCTCGTCCTGGCGCTCGCGCTTCGCCTTCTCCTGGTCCTGGGCCGCGGCGTCAGTGAAGAACTTGACCCCCAGGGCCAACGCATCAATGCGGTCATCGAAAGTCAGCGCCCCACGCTCAACCGTGATCCGGCTCATCTGGTACATCAGCGAGCGCTGGTGCCCTGTCTCAGGATCCCGCTCAGCATCGTGATAATCCCGGCGGATCAGCTCGCTGCTGATCACCAGCCGGTGCTGCTGCACCAACGGCGCCAGGGTGTCCACGATCCGGCGTTCCTTCTGCTGGCTGACGCGCACCTCCTCGATCGACACCGGATGCAGCTTCGACATCACCGGTGAGAGCAGGGCCGTGAACATGCCATCGCCCATGTTGCTTTCAGCCACGCAGTAGTTCACCTGCCAGCGCTTGGCCTTGGTCGCCAGCAGCTGCAGCACCTCAGGCTCATAGCCGCGGGTGGTGCCGCCGCTCTCCAGCAGGAAGAAGTTGCCGTTCAGCTCAGCGATCACCGCCCAAGCCAGCTCATCACTGCCGCGGCCTGAGGGGTCAATCGCCAGCACGCAGCGCCAGGTCTCCTCCTGCGGCACCCAGCCATTGACCATCGCCGGACGGTGGTAATAGCGATCTGCGCCAAGGCCGACGCACAGCAGATCCTGGATGCGCTGTTCATTGCTGGCCGCCCACACCACCACCTCCGGCAGGGCCTTGCCATCAAGGTCCATCACCATCAGGTCACCCAGACGGATCGGGTAACGATCCAAGGTGCTCAACCGGCAGTTCAGCTGGTACTGCAGCTGGACCGCAGCCCGTGTCATCCGGGTTTCGCGCTTCAGCAGCTCGTGGTGCCCAAAGCGCTCAGGGTCTGTCGGTTCCCCCGCCAGGGCCGTGTTCTCCTCCACGGCCGCGGCGATTGCAGGCGCCAGGCTCCCCTCGTAGCAATCCCACTCATCCGCATCGGTGGGGTTGGGGAATCGAGCTGGCCAGAACCGGATCGAGTAGTTCCTCTCCCGCACCAGGCGTAGGTACAGCGAGCTCTCAAGGTGCGGAGTTCCCAGATACCGGATCTGTCTTGGGAAGACCTGACGTAGGCCCGCCTGCGTGTAGTCCCTAGGTGCGTTGGGATCAAAGCCCGGGTCATCCGGCTTGATGATCGCCTCAAGCTCCGTCACCGCCTGGGCCAGGCGCTCCTGTTTCAGCGGTGTGATCGAGTTGTTCAGCGTCTCAATGTCGTCCGGCAGCGCCAGCGTGCAGCGCTTACCCGTGAGAGACGGCGACAGGATTCCCACAGTGCGGACACTCGGGCTCTGGTCGATCACCGCAGGGCCCACATCAAAGGCCTTAATCGATGAGCGCCCATCAGGTCTGGGTTCAAGGCAACGCAAAATGTCCACATCCCGGATGCACCGGGCCATGAACGTCGCCACCTCCTCCGCTTTCTCTGCCGTGGCAGCAGGGATCAGGATCTTTTCGGTGAACGGGTCATGGCGCAGCCGCCACAGGGCATAGCCACCAGATTCAAAACTCTTTCCCAATCCGCGATAAGCGGTTGTGATCGAGCGATCAGGACCGTTCTCCAACCATTCCGCCACCTCCAGCTGCCGCAGCGTTGGTGTATCGGCCAGGTTGAGTTCCCGCAGCAGGTAACAAAGGAAGTGCGGGAAGGGCCATAGCTCAGGTGGTAATGGCTCCCAATTCATAAAGAGAGCCCTCCCACATCCGAAGACGCAGAAGGGCTCTCCCAACAACCACCACCAGAAGCAAGTCCTGGCGGTGTGCTTCCCGGCACCACCCGGGTGAGCACCACAACCTTAGCCCTCAACGTATGCCTCGTTCACGGCAGCAGTATCAGGATCATCGCCTTCAAATTGACCGCTCTTGGTCCGAGCACGGGTCTTTGTGGTCGCCTTCGTTGGGGCAGGACAAGCACCTCCACAAGGCGTTGCCAACGCAGCTTCAGCTGCTTCGACCACATCCGCTGGAACATCAGAGCCGTACTGCTGTAAGCCAAGACGAATCCGCTCGTCATTCGTCAGGTACATAGGTGGAGAGCAGATAACAGAAGACTACCCAGCTCACTGTTGTCATTC